CAGAATGGTGCGGGGCATCAGGCGGCTCCTTCTTGGCGGATGATGTCATGGGTGACCCGCGACAGGGCGCGCAGGCGCAGCCCCGCCCGCAGGCCGGTCGGGGCGGTAAAACGGCGGGTGCGCGGGCTGGGGGACAGAACAGTCCGATCCCGCAGGCGCATACGGCAGCCAGCGCGCAAGTGAACGCTGGCGTCATAGCGTTGACCGACCCGCAACTCGAAACGCGACCGCAGCGGCTTGGCCCGCTCGACCACCCGCAGGATCATGTTCACCAGTGTCTGGTCGATGCCAAACCCGTTCTCGAACACCTCATCGCCGAACACATCAAGGCGAAACGTGTGCGGCTCCCCGCCGTGTTCGAACCATTCGGAAATCTCGGCGCGAAATTTCAGGGCTTCCAGCGCGCGGCGCACCGCCCCCACCGTGCCTTTGTGGCGATGGATATCCAACGCGGCCAGTATCTCGGCGCGTTTGCGTGTCTCGGACCAGCCGGGGTTCCAGACATCAACAGAAAAGGCCCAAGCCAGCCAGCCCAGCAAATGCGCGGGGCAAGTTTCCGGGCGCATGAGTGCGGCCACGGGCGTGAGGTCGGGTGATGATCCGGCGATGGCAGCTTCAAGCGCGCGCTCGACCGGGGTCGAATTCGGCGGCAGGATCGAAACGGGATCAGACATCGCGCCCTCCCGAGGTCAGGGTGACGCCCGTGCAGAACGCAGCCTCGTTGTCGCCCACCAGGATATCCGCTGCGGGGCTGGTCAGCGTGACCTTCTGGACGCCAGCCTGATGCAGCGCGGCGTAGATGCCGGAAAGCGTGATGTCATGGCCAAGCCGATGACGGGCTGCGACATGGCCCTCGATGGCGGCTTGGGCTGCGGCAGTGACCTCGTCTTCGACCGGCCCCTCGTAAAGCACAAGCTCGGCCTCGACCGCATATTCAATGATCGTCGCGCCCTGAACCGTCAAAAGGTCGGTCAGCGGGCGCACATCCTCGTCGTTCAACGCGGTTTCAACAGCCGTTAAAACGGCATTTAACGGCGCGCCGTTCCCGTCATGCGACAGAACCGAAACGACGACCTCGCCCGCCGCAGGGCTGGTGGCGCTGGCGTCTTTGACTGCGCCATCCGCACTCAGGGCATGGAACACATAAGCCCCGCGCGGGCCTGCGGTGCTGAACCCTTCAAGGCTGGTCTGCGCCCGCGCGCGAAACGCATCGTCGGCTTCAAGGATTTGCGGGATCGCAGGCGAAACGCTGGCATCGGCCTCTTGCACGATCTTGCGGCTGACACCCCAATAGGCAGCCAACTGGTCCAGATCGGTGCCAGTGGCGAGGCCCAGCATGCAGGCGCGCGCACCATCATTGAACGCGGCGCGGTCCAGCGCCCGGTAATAGGCACAGACCTGCAGCAGGATGGCAGCGGGTTCGCTTTCCAGATCAAGGAAGGGTGCAAGGTCTGGCACCAAGGCAACCGCTTGTGCCTTCATCTCGGCCAGCAGCACCTCGTATTCCACTGTCTCAATCACCTGCGGTGCGGGCAGTTTGGACAGATCAATGGTCAGAAAGCCGCTCATGCCGCCGCCCCCAGATCAAGGGTCAGGGTCTCGGTCCCGTCTGCCAGTTCCATTTCCAGCTCAATCGACACCTTGCCACGGCTGGCATCCAGCAGCGACACGCGGCGCAGCGACAGGCGCGGCTCCCATGTGTCCAGCGCCTCTGCCGTGGCCTGATAGAGATCGACCACGGTTTCGGGCGTGATCGGCTGATCGATCAGCTGCGGCAGGTCCGACCCGAAGTCGCGCCGCATCACCCGAGACCCGATGGGCGTCGTCAGGATGACGGCAATCGACTGCGCCAGATGCGCATCGCCCTTGACCGCGCGGCCCGTATGTCGGCCCAGCCCGCTCATTCGGATGCCGCCACTTTCTTGGCTTTCGATGCAGCGGCGGGTTTGGGTGGCTGCGCATCGGTGACGTTTTCATAGGCCGCAGCCCTGGCGGTCAGCTTGACCGGATCGCCAGCCTTGACCCGCTGCCCGGCGATCCAGCCATCGGCGCAGGCGTAATAGGTTTTGATGTCGCTCTTCGTCATTGCGGTTCTCCCGTGTTGTCGGCACCGGGCGTCACGCCCGAGTGGGTGTGGTGTTGCAGGCTGATCCCGTTGGCGGTGACATCGCCGGTCAGCTCCAGAGAGCCGTTGATCTTCATCACCCCGCCGCCCAGATCGATCATCGGGGTGCCTGCATCAGAGGACGGCGCATTTCCGGCAAAGACGCTGGCGACAATCACGCCGCGCGCCAGATCACCGGACGGGGCAACGACCAGCACCTGTTCGCCGACGCCGGGCATCCACCAGAATGACAGCGCCCCCGCGCGCAACTGCGCCACGGGCAGGTCCGGTGTCTGGATGTCACCCAACTGGACGCGGGCGCGCGCGGCACCCGCATTGACGCTGGTGACCACGCCGATCCCGACGAGGTTGGCGATGCGGCGATCCGCTTCGGCTGCGGCCATGCTCATGGCTGATCCCCCGTCAAAGGTGCGCCGCCCACGTAAAGCGCGATTGGCATTGGTGCTGCTGCGGGCAGCGGTTCGACCACGGCGGGTTGCGACCAGGTGACGGCCAGAAGGCTGGCACGGCTGGCGATCATCGCCTTGTTGACCAGCGACTGCATGGTCACATTCTCGGCCTCGCCCAGACAGTTCTGCCCCCAGCGCCGGTTCGGCAGCCACATCATCAGATGCTGGGCGATGTTCAGCGCGGCGGCATCGCGGTCCAGCCCGGTGCGATCCGTGGTCACCACATAGGCAGCGCATTCCAGGACAAAGGACGGCTGCGGGCCAGTGCGCCCTGCTCCGGGGCGGGCGCGCAGCAGCGAGACCATGACAGCCGGTGCCTTGATCTGGGTGCCTTTCAGGCGCGACAGATCGAAGGGACCGGAAATGCCAGTGCAGTCCCGCAGTTCAGGCATATTCAGCTTGATCGCGGCGGCCATGATCTCCGGCAGATCGGAAAGAAGCGTGTCGCTCATTGCACCCGCTCCTCGATCTCGCCGGTGACCAGCGCCATGATCTCGGCGCGGTCATTGGCACTCAGGCCCAGATAGGGGCGCGCGGGAATGTTGCTGCCCACTTCTTCGCCCCCGAAATGGTGGATCGCGCCATAAACCAGATTGGTGCCGACGCGGGCCTCGGCCCCGGCAGAGTAGTTCTGAACGCTGTCCAGCAGATTGCCCTCGCTGACCAGCAGGGAATGATGTTCCTCGCGGTTGTCGTCATAGGCCTCGGACCAAGGCACCCACGGGGTGCCATCGGGCGCGGATTTCTCATCGGCGATCCGGCGCTTGGTCGAGCTTTCCAAAAGCGCGCCGATATTGAAGGCCAGATCGGACCTTTCCAGATCGGTCAGCCCGGACAGCTGTCCAAGCACGGTCGGGATACCGTCCATGGCAAGGTCAAACGTCAGCCCCGACATCACAGCCCCCTTAGCGAAGTGCGCGTGAACAGGCGCGGCTCGCCATCGGCCACGATGGGCGCAGGGCTTTGCGGTTCGGCATCGGGGGCCACGGGCAGGACCAACGCGGCCTCGCCCTTGGCGATCCGGCGCAGGTGCGCCAGCGCGTCCTCGTATCTCTGACGCAGCTCGTCCGACATGATCGCGGCAGAGCTGGCCAGCCGGTAAAGCGCGATATCGACCGCGAACTGGACCAGCAGGTCCGGCACCTCGGGCAAAGGCAGCGGGACGCGCACCGCGATGAAGCTGTCGATCTCGCCGCTGGCGCTGTCCAGGGCGCGCACCACGGCAGCACCGTCAACCGCGCCGTCGCGCTCGGCGACGAACAGCGCATCGGCAGAGTAGATCGTGACGATATCATCTTGCGTGGCATAGGCCATGGGGCGCTCCTGTTATCCGTGGCCTGCGCCGGTGCTTCCAACTCCGGCGCAGGCTGGTGGTCAGGGGTTTGCAAAAGGGTGGGATGTCGCCCCCCTGACCAATTCGAATTCTGCGGGGGTGTTGTGCTTCAGGCCAAAGCCTGCCGCGCGCCCACCCCCGAAGGCGCGCGGTTCCGGTTATGCGCCGGTGGTATCTTTGGGCGGAACGAACCCGCCCTCGGTCAGTTTCTCCATCGCCTGATCACGCAGCTCCGCGTTCAGGGCTTCCAGCACATCGGCCTCGCCCTTCACTGCAGCGCGCAGCGCGTCGAGCTTGGGCGTTCCCTTTTCGGTGAAGGCATCGGCAGGCAGGGCCGGAATGACCGCGACAAGACGCTCCAAAGCCCAAGCTGCCGGATCGACCGGCTCTTTCGGCGTGGTGCTGTCCAAATCCAGCGCCTCGGCAGGACGCCATGCCAGCGCCTTTTCAGCCTGCAGGCGGGCCATTTCATCGGGGGTAAAATCCGATGCCAGCGCCAGCTGCTCTTTGTCGGTCCATTGACGGCCACAGCGCCAGAAGGTTTTGCGCTTGCCTGCGGTGCGTATCCAGATTGCTTTCAGCATCATGCCACCCAATCCGTGTCCAGCACCTCGACCGCGTTGTAGTTCGCGTTCGATGCGCCGCCTTCGCCCAGCATGACCTTGACGGTCTTGTTCGCGGCAGAGCGCAAGTCAGGCCCGACCACCAGCAGGTTCGGCTTGATGCCCAGCGGGCGACCGTTGCTGTCGCGCAAGCCCCGCATGGCCTTGATCGCCGCGTCCAGGCTGTCGCCGTTCAGCGCGGCGTTCGATGCATGGGCCATCTGCCACAGGCCGAAGCCCACGTTGCACCGGGCATCCACGCCGTAGATGAACTTCTTCGACATGAAGACGGTGTCAGAGGTTTTCGGGTCGGTCTTGGCCACGAACTCGGGCTTCTTGCGTTCCTGATAGATCAGCGGCTTCAACGGGCGCGAGGTGTCCAGCAGATACCAGTAGGGGTTCGCCCCGCCGGTGCTGTTGATGTTCGACACGGTGGTCGCTGCGCCGTCTTCGTCAAAGCTGGGGTGATCGGTGTCGAAGAAATACTGACCATCGAAACAGACCTCGGTCGCGCCGTCCTTCAACAGGGAAAAGGTCAGATCGTCAGGCTGTTGACCGGCAGAATGGCCCATTTCCTGAAACAGCGGCGCGTAGATGCCCAGGTTGTCGTCCTCGATGTCGTTGCGATCGACATCGACGGTGGCCTCGAAATCCTTGTTCACGATGGAATAGCCATGCGCTTCCATGTCCTTGATGACACGGTCGCCGATCCATTCGCGCATTTTCGGGAACTTGCCCAGCC